AATATTTTTTTACACTAAATATGATGCCAACTATATTCTATTTAAAAATAAATTGATTTTAATATAAAGGTAATTATATAAGGTATATTATAAATAAAATGTCAGTATCAGTTGTAAAGTTTAACGAATATTCAGGTGACCTTCTTACCTACACACCTCCCAAGGTAAATGCTTCGGGTGGAAAGTCGGTTAATATTCTCAATAAGAATATTAAGAAGGCGTTTTATATTTCAAGTCCGCTACTAATGACTTGGGGTATTAGCGACTATGATGGAAACCAGCGCTACGAAATGTCACTCCAGTTTCCTGGAGATGAATATCATACTGATAAGACACGCGGTTTCCTTCAAGTATTTAAAGATTTTGAATCTAAAATCAAGAGTGATGCTATGAAGAATAGCAAGGAATGGTTTGGCAAAAATATTGGAAGTATGGAAGTGATTGATGCTTTGTTTACACCAATTCTTAAATATCCTAAGAACAAGGATACAGGAGAACCTGATTATTCTAAATCACCTACTATTCGCGCGAAAGTTCCTTGCTACGATGGTGAATGGAAAACTACTATCTACAACACAGATTATGAAAAGGTATTCCCTATTTCAGGTCAAACTCTAACTCCTATGGATTTCATTGCTAAGACTGATAAGGTTGCTGCTGTTCTCCAATGCGGGGGTATTTGGTTTGCGAATGGTAAGTTTGGTGTTACTTGGCGTCTTCATCAAGCGGTAGTGCAACCTAAAGAGGATAATAGTCAAGCGTGTCATATTGAGCTTGACGATGATGAAAAGAAAGAACTTTCTTCTTCGGTGTTTCGCAGCGACCAAGAAGAAAAACAGCAAACTTCAACACAGGTAGAATCTGATGCTGATGAAGAAGAGGAACAACCTGAACAAGAACCTGAACAAGAACCTGAACCAGTAGCACCCAAGAAGAAGAAGATTGTTCGTAAGAAAGCAGCATAAGTTAAAAATAAAAAATATAAAAAGAAAAACAAAATAAAAATTTATAAAAAGGAAAACAAAATAAAAATTTATAAAAAAATATAAATAATAAAAAGTAAAAGATTACATTATTTTTTATTATTTTTTAATTATTAACTATATATATAATGCCTAATTATTATGAAAAACGAAGGAATGCTAAAATAAAGGGTATAACAGAAGATTTATTAAATCAAATAAAACAAAAAATAGGTAAAGATGAAACAAACAAAATAGAAAAACAGATTGCAGAAATTAAAAACAACGATGAATTATATAATATTATTGGTATTAAAGAAATTATAAAATTAGACTATTCAAAAATATTTCCCAATATGAAAAATTTTTTAAATTTAGATAATAAACAAAAAGGAGGGCGTCTAAGACCACGTTATATAAATCCGCCTGTTTTTGGATTGGATAATAATTATAATAGTGAGGTAGAGGACGAATATATTGACATTGGGGAGATAATAGAAAATAATAATAATGACCCCGATTTAAGAATACAACTACAAGAAGAACAACGATTAATTGAACAAGAAATACAAGAAAGAAATCTAGCATATCAACAACAAATAGAAAGAAATCTAGCATATCAACAACTAATAGTAAGTTTTCAACAACTATTAGAAGCAAATGAAAGAACTACTCAGCAAGAAATAGTTCAAATAATTAGAAGTCAACAAAAACAACAACAAGAAAGAAATTCTATGGCAAGTGAAAATCAAAATGTTCAACCTATTATAATTCAAGATGAACATATTCTTAATTTAATGACCCCAATTATGAATAGTATTGAAGAGAATTACCAACAGGAAACAGAAAATTTGACGGAAAAACATTATGCAGAAATGTATCAGGAACAGATGGAATCAATACGTAAAGCACAACAAGATGACATAGATAAAGCGAAAAAAATGGAAGAAGAATCGCGTGTGTTAGAGGATGAATTGCGCATGATAACAATGACTAGGGAAGAAGATATAATATACCCAGCAGGTCAATATTTAACTTCAGTTATATTTAAAATATGCTATGGTTGTTTATTTATAATAGATACATTAATACCCCCTATATTTGCTCCAATATTATTGTTTATCATTATCATAAGAAAAATAATTTTATATCTACTTCCAGATCAACAAAGAGGTGGAAAAAAGACTAATAAAAGGAAAACTAAAAAGAGAAAATCTAATAGAAACAAATTAAAAAAGAATATAAAGAAAAAAACTAAAAAGGTTAAAAAAGTAAAGAAGACAAAATCTAAAAAATAAATTGTTAATAATAAAAATACTAATTATTTTTATTATTTTTTTAATATTTATTACCTATTTACGAGATTTTCTCTTAGTTTTTCTTTGTTTTTTCTTCATTGTTTTTTTCTTCTTTTTGAGAGATTTTCTTTTTGTTTTTCTTCTTTTACCACCATTTTTAATATCATTAATGTTAGCTAATTCACTATATAATTGTTTTAATTTAATTTCATCTAAATTGTTAATTCTTGGTTGTTCTTCAAAAATTAATGTATGTAAATCAAATAATCTTTTTATATCCTCTATAACATAGTCACCTTTTTCTAATTTAATATCTAATTTTTGTTTTTCTTCTACTAGTTTGGGTCTTACTTCTGTTAAGAATTTTTCAACTTCTTCAAATTGTGGTTTTATTGCATTTTTAACGATTTTAATATCATTCAAAATATTTTCTCTAGTTCTAGGTTTTTTTACATTAGACATTATGTATATCTATATATATAGAATAATATTTTAAACGAATACAAGATGAATAATTATATCTGATTTAATTGAAACATCATACATATTATATTCATTAATTATTGAAGGTCCTTTATTTTTTAATATTATTATTTGCGACTTTTCTATTTTAATATCACACATATTGTAATTAAATGTTTTATTACCAATTTCAAATTCTAAATACTCTGTAAATAATAAATCATTTGAAAAATCTTTTTTTACATAAACGTGTAAATTATTGAATTCATCTAAATACATATTTTCAGGAATATCAGCATCTATACATATATTTATTCCCTCAATATCATCTATTTTATTTTCTAATTCATAATAAAGTTCACTATGCCATAATGGTATAATTAAACGATTATTATTATAATCCATTAAATGAACATTATTTTCAATAATATCGTTAATTGTGGCTCTCAAATATTTTGATTTTATATTTTTACTTAAAATATTATTTGAAGAATCTAAATTGTTATTATTACGACTACTAATCTCATTTTTAATAATTGATTTTACTTCATCACTAATATATTTTTCAAAATTTTTATTTTCTATCATTGCTTTTAATCTTTGCAATTCAAAATTATTAATACTATTTATTGTACTTTTTAAATGAACAATCATTTTATCATTATAAAGTTCAATAACATTTTTAACTAATCCTTCGTGCTTATAGTAAAAATTATTAATAGTGAAGAAAATTTTATCTATAAATGAACCATCATTTAGTGCATCAAATTCTTTTGATTTGTTTGCTTCAATAAAAACTAATAAAGTATCATATGCCATACCTATTTTTTGAAAATATACTATAGAATCATTTGAACTATTATTTTTATCAGGATGATGCTTCAAAGCTAATTTTTTATATATTTTTTTTATTTCAATTTCATTTAAATTTTTTAATTCTTCAAATGAAATATTAAATATTTCTAATGCTTCAATTATTTCCATTAATTATTATTAATAATTTAACTAAAAATTTCTCTAAATGAAAAACAGGTCTATAATGTTTTTCATAAAATGAGAATAAATCAAATAAGATAATTAATATATCTTCATTCATTTTTATTATTTGCTTTTCTTCTAATTTATTTAATAAATTATATACAAATTTAATTGTATGTACGTTAAATGTTAAAATATCATATATTAAATCTCTAATTTCCTGAACATTATTTACATTATCATTAATAATATTTATGTATCTTTCAATAAAAACATTATAAACATTAATATTACAAGTACTTTGAAAATTTTTCAAATTTGAAAAATCTTCCTTCAATTTTTTTTTTTCTGTTTTATTATTTTTAATTATTTTTATTATTTCTTTATTTTTTTCTAATTTGTTAATATCTTTTTCAATGTATTCATAATTTTTTTTGATAGGTTTTGATACTCTTATAACGTTAGAAATTTCTATAATTTGTCTTGGTATAAATCCAATGTCTTCTGTATGTAATATAAAAAATATATTATTTTCGTAATTTGAAGACATATATGTGTAAAAACACTCCAATAATTCATTTTGTATCATATGAAAATTTTTACATAAAATAATACCACCATTAAAAGAATGATTATTTTTTGAAAAAATATTTTTTTTTGAATTACAAATAATATCTTTAATTTGTTGATATATTGAATGAAAAATGGTTTTAGAATTACATCCAAGTAATTCTATATCTATTTCATAATGAATATCACTCATATGTATCATTAATGTAGTATCTTTTTCTGTCTGTACGCATAATTTTTTACTATACTTTAAATTACTTTTACTATATTTTGAAATTAATTTTAATATTTGAGAATATTTACCTACTCCTGGTGGTCCATAAAATATTGTATTGCTAAAATCTTCTATATTATTTGAATAATTATCAATAATATTCTCCAATTCTGGATGAATATTGTTTTTTTCAACACTTTCAACATATTTGTGGAATGTATTTTCTAAATAATTCATATTATTTAAAATATACTATTATATGTTTAACTTTTTATTCGTTTTATTATATTTTATTTTCAATGTTCCATTTCCATTATGACAACACCCTTTGATGTTTTTTTCTTTTCTAATTTAATATTTTGTTTATGAATTTTCAAATGACATTTATCACATATTGCGATCAAATTTGATTTATGATTTTTATGTAAACTTCCAATAAACCCTTCTTCATCTGCGTCTTGCTGTTCTTTTAGATGATGAACTTCAGTTGCATCATTTTTCTTACACATAGAACACAGACCTAATATCATTTTTGAATTATAACGCGAAGAACTTTTCCCATCTAATGTTGATTTTATATTATTATATTTATTTCTTATTAAATAAGCATTATTAATAAAATCATTTGGTAAATGTAAAGATTTACATACTTCAAGACCATATATTGTGTCTCCTACTCCATCTTTTAGTTTTCTATCATATATTAATGTATCTTTCTCTCTATCATATGTTACTGTTAAATGTTTTAAAGATAAATATTTCATATCATTAATTTCATCAAATTTGGTAATTTCGTGTAAATGTGTTGCAAAAATAAATGAACTATTACAATTATATAACCATTGCAATCCAGATACAAAAATGCTTACAGCGGAATCGTGTTCTGTTCCAGAACATAATTCATCACCTAATATACAAGTGTTTTCATCAGACATATTTAATATTGTTCTCATTTCAACCATTTCAGTTGCAAATGTTGAGAGGCCTTTAAACATATTATCATTATTTAATATTCTTGTAAACATTTGAGTATATGGATAATAAATAAATTCACTACAAGGAACATAAAAACCTGTCTGAGCTAAAATTATGCTTATACCCAATGCCTTTATTAAACTTGTTTTGCCTACGGCATTTGTTCCATATAATAATATACCACGTTCATCTATACCGAGAGAAATATCATTTGTAACATATGTATCATCATTATCTAATCTCTCTATTAAACAATGTCTTATTTCTCTCGCGTTTACATAAGATTTATCATTTTTATTTCTTATTAATGGTTTACAATAATTAAATCTTTTAGATATTTCTGATTTTGTAGTGATAACATCAACGAGAGAAATCATATTTCCCATTTTCTTTAAATCACCAAACAAATTTATTATTTGTTCTATTGATAACATAAAGGTTTTATTCAATATTTCTCTCCAGGAATCTTTTAACTTAGAATATTTTGAAGAAATGGTATATATGTATGTATTACCTATTGAAATATTTGTGGATGAATTTTTTGAAATAGAGAGAGTAGAGAGAAACTCATTCGGTATATTATATTCATTCACTCCCCTATTTATATAATCTTCTATTATTTGATACCTTCTTTTTGTACATATTATTAGTGGTGGAGCTTTATCTGTTTCATGTAATTTTACATAATTGCCTGTTTTTCCTTCACGCTTTTCTATTATTTTATTTAATTCACTTACTATTTCATTTAGTTTATTTTTTGTTGTAATTAAATTGTTTTCGAACTCGTTTAATTCATCATTATATTCTGAGTTAAATATATTTTCACTTATATTTAAACTATCATGTTTACTTATTTCATCTATTTTAAAAATTTTTTCTAATTCATTTTTCATTTCATTATTATTTTGAAATATTTCACTTATGTTATAATTTTTACTATTCAAGTAGTTTACTATTTCTTTTCTATTTTCTATAAGTGTTATTATTTCATTGCATCGTATAATATTATTATATAAATTGTATATTTGATTTGGTGCTATTTTTTTCATAATTAAATATCTTAATAGTTCTTGATTATCGCGAACGCTTGATAATATATTTCTAATGGGTAAAGTAATTTTTTCATATACATTATTTAATTGTTCTATTATTTCATATTCATTATTTAAATATTCATTATCATAAATTGGTTGAACTATTATTTCTTTTAATTTACGTTTTCCCATTGATGTTTTACAAATATTTAATAAATCAAATACACTTTCATTTTTATTTTCTGATATCATATTTAATTGCTTCAAACTATGACACCCTAAATACATATTTTTTGAATGAATTTCTAATTTTGGTTCATCTAATTTTTCTGTTAAATAAACATTATGTTTATAAACCCAGTTCAATAAAAAACAAAAACTTTGAGAAGCTAATTCATAATATGAATATTGTGCTATAAATGATGAATAATCATTTATTTCAAAATATTTTTTAAAACTCTCTTCAATATATGTTTGCTTTTCACAATTTTTTATTATGTTTTCAAAATTTTTATTATTTATATCTATTACATTTAATAAATTTGTTGAACTTCTAATTATTGCTATATATTGATTTAATTCTTTTTCATATTTGTTATCTAATATTACTATTATTTCACTTGGTAAATGCACACTTAAATAACGTTCTATTTCATTTATTGCCATTTCATTATTTTCACTTTTAAATTCAAATATATTACTTCCACCTGTATTTATGTTTATGGTTGAAAATCCCCAAAGCAAATCGTAATCATTTAATTTCTTTTTTAAAACATTTATCCATATGCAACATATATTATTTGATAAATTTTTATTTGAATTATTATTTAATCCAAATGAAGTTCCTGGTGAATAGATATTTGTTAATTTTCTTATGTAACCTTTTCCTTCGGGAAATTGATCATAAACAAAGCAACGATAACCTTTATTTGTAATCTTTCCCAAATATTTATCTAGTGTATAATCTCTAAAACCACCCATAAATATATCATATTTCTTTTTATAATCATGGGTTTTTTGCTTTACTGCTAGGTCACATATTTCACATACATCTTCTATTTCACTCATTATAATTTTTGTTTCACCATTATTTTTTTCTCTTATTCCATACATTTCATAAAATGCTCCTATCATCATTAAAACAATACATTTCCCTCCATATTCCTCTTTATGATTTTTTGTAACTTTAAAATATTCATCTATGACAGAAGTCATTTTATATAACTTTTATAATTAATTTAAATAACATAACTTTATATAATCTTATATAATCTTATATAAAGTTAT